GATGGATGATTGCACACACTCAGAGAGCTCCCTGAACCGACGAACCCTGGTCCAAGTCACTAACTGGGCGTTCCCATGACGTCCCAAACCACAGCTCCCTTTAACGACACCAGCTCACCAGACAGGATAATGCGTCGCGGGTCGAGCCAATGCACGACGGAAGTCACGGGGAGGAGAATCTCGGGAGAGACAAGCTTGACAGGCATGGGCGGGGTCATGGATACGTATTGAACGTCCTTAGACTCACAGATGACTGAGGCCCGAGAAGCGGTGGGAATTGGGCACGAGGCGGGGAGAAGAGAGTCGGCTGGCACAAGAGCGGGCATGATGACGAGACGTAGAGGTTCATCCCCATCAACGGACCATCCAGCGGCGCGGAGAGAAGCGGCTGAGATCTCGGTCATTAGGTAAATGGGGATTACCGGGCATGGGTTGGCTGCGTACTCAAGCCAGGGACCGAACAGTGTACGGTAGATAACGCCGACTGGAGTAGCGGCTAAGGTGGCACCAATCAGACGATAGCAATGGTCCATCAACAATTGCCCAGTCACACCGCCGACTCGTTTCGGTCTGGCTAACAAATTAATGGTGGCGTCAATGGAAATGCAGCAAGTGAACACCTGAATGGGAACATTGGCTGAGATGTACTCATACGGGGTATGGGCGTAGGCGAGTGACCGACCGCGGCGCGCAATGATATTGGATCGAGCGCGTTGAGCGGGTAACATCAGCTCGCGATACAGATCGGAGAACGTGGTGTATATCTCAGGTGGGAAGGACTCACCATGCACGTTGGCGGATAGGAGTGATCGAACTCCAGTCTCTAGAATCGGCTCGCCCAGTTTAGCCCAAGCCTCAGTCACGACCGTTTCGAAGGTGGGGTTTAGGGAGTCGCCCAAATCATCAGAGTCAGTGACTGTCGTCTGCGGGAACACGTCAATGGGACCGGAGATCAAACCGCACATCGCGTCAATGAAAGTAGATTTGTAGGAGCCTTTAGGCAGGGCGACCGCAACGCCAAAGATGTCCCGTACATCACCATCACGGACTCTGGACATATGTGGATTTCGAATGGACGTCAGCTCTACTTCCCACCAGGGTTGCAATTCAGCGTGAGCGGTTTGAAGAAGGACTGGTCGTCTAGACCCAGTGAGGACAGCGCCATCAGACATCAGGACAGTCACCAAGAACCAGGGAACAACGTTACCATCTTCGCGACGTAGTGGGTACAGCTTTGGCGTCGTTAGACCAAAGAGGGTTAGCAACTTCACGGGGACGTTGAGGAGAGTTATCTTCAGAGGTTTGCGGGGAGATGGGTTATCTCGCGGGTCCACCGTCAGTTTGCACTCTAGATGGCAGAGTTCACAATCAACTCCAAAACTGGCGTTTGCGATCTTGATGGCGGGGCGCGAGAGACGTAAAGCTTTGAAGGCATCATCGAAGTCCGTGGTCCATTCGGGTTTGGGGGAACCCTTGAGCAATCGCCAGGCTAGGGCATCAAGCGGGAAGATTTTCAAGCGGTTGGTGGCAGTGGAGGTGAGGTGTGTGTTGAAAGCTGACAACGGGTAATTGGCATCCAATGTTTGATTGGGCACTTGGAGCATGAACGTGCGAGGTGACGTGAGATTAGGAACTATGGTGAGATGCAGCTCGGAACGTTTGAAGACAGGGACCTCAGCGTCACACTTGAAAATCTGGCTCAGCACGGTAGGTGAGATGAAACCTGAATAGGAGCTCGGATCAGTGGCGAGATATAGCGGTCCTCCGAAGACGTGTTGGGTACGGGTGTAGACGATGGGGTTTGAGCTGATTAAGTCCACTGATTTCTGTACGCTAGCACCAGGTTCCAACAAGGGGAGGACATCGTCGTAAAGGTCGACCGGCTGCTTGCCTTCTAAGGCTAACTTGAGTTTGAAAGGCGGGATGTGCCAGATGTTCGCGCTGGGAGTGGAGAGCAACCATTTAGCGAAGGATTTTGGGCGAGGGAGCAGTATGAACCTGTTTGACAGGGGGCTGGATAAGTGTTGACACCATTGGTAGACAGGCTCAATTCCGTGAGTGCCTGCGTAGTACTCGAGCTGGTGCTTAAACCAAGCGGGGGCGAAGGTGGTGAGACGATCTCTGGAGATGCGTTGGTTATGTAGTCTGGTGTCGATGAAGTTTAGTAAGTTGGTCTCGTTCCATGAAAATCCGTGTCCTGGGATGAAGACAATGGAAATCATCCTCGTGTGTGATAAAAC